GCAGCGGATATGCCAGCCATCGAGTCAGCCAGAGCGCCGCATTTTCATCGTGGTTGCATAGGAACGAAATCAGCCACCGTAAGTTGGCACAAGCAGCATCGTCCCTGACCGGTTCCAGCGGCAGCCCATCAAAGGTATTGATGTACACCGCCGGATCCTTGGTCATGGTCGGGTCAAACACGATGTGGTCCACATCCACGGTGCGGCGCTCGCTACTGTTCAGCCACAGCGCGTAAGCGTCACCCAAGGCCATCTTTACAGCGCCTTCCGCTACACGCCGTTTCTTTTCCCGGTCCCACACGTCCTTGGTGCCGTCGATGTACACATAGCGTTCGGTAGGTGGCATGCCCAAGGCCCCGCCTTTTTTTCCCGACATGCGTCGCGTCTGCTCGATGTCACGGACGTGCTCATCAGAGATCAACCGCTTGCCCGTCTCATCCAACCAGGCTTTGGCCAGAGGCTTGCCGACCCGTGCTTCGAACGCTGACTTTTTCATTACCCGCGACTGGTCGCAGTCCCACACGTGCGTGGTCCCCTCGACTAGGGCGAAACGACGAAGCAAGAGGTCAAGTGTCATAACCTCCCCCGCCCCCCCGTCAGCCGTAGGAGCGGCCTCGCTTTGGGGGCCGGCGGCCAGCTGGTGCGGCCCGCTCGTATCACCGGATGGGGGCGGGGGAAGATCACGCGGATCAAGCCGCGACGCATGCTGCATACCCAACATCCGCGCTGCATCTTTCACCGCCTTCGACTGGTCACCGCCGTGCTCGAGCAAACAGAACACCTCGAACGCATCGTTCTGATGCCCGTTTGCGAGCGGGTCGGCACCGTGGTGCGAATAGACCTTGCCGTCGCTGATCGTGACACCCGGCATCCCGGTGCTACTGTGCGGATACAGCCACTTACTGCCGCGCTTGATGTAGTCGTGTGCCCGCAACAGCTCTTCAACGTCGTGGCTGCGATTAAATTCATCGATAACAGACGGCTTGCCTACGGCAGGCGGTGGACGTTTGATGACTTTCGCCGGAGGCGTCTTCGGCTTGGGTGCCCACGGGCACGCGGCCTCGGCATCGCGCTTGAAGATGTCCCAATGGTTCCAGATCTTCAGCAGCTCGGGCGCAAGCACCGGCAAGCCATCGACAGAGCTTGGCGGTGTGCGCCAGGTGTAAGGTTTGCCGGTGCCTGGGTGAATCGATGGCGGCAATACGTCTTGTACCAGCCCGCCCCGCAATTCGAACACGGTGATGCGCTGATATTCATCAGCCTCGGCACGCGCCTCGGCTTCACCTACCGCATCACCAGCGTCCTTTGCAGCTTTGGCCTTCGCGGTCAAAGCCTTGTGGATCGAACCATCAGGGTCTTTTTCATTGGGCCACGCAAGTGCAACCCGGCTCAACTCAACACCATCAGGAGCGCGGAACATAATGCGGAAGCGCGCCGGGTTGCCAACTACAGTCGGAAACACCAGAGCCATTGCATCAAGGTCAATTTCCAGCAGGTCATACAGCACGTGCCGAGCCCACTGAACATCATCGACGTCCAGAGAGCAGATGCGGCTCGGCCCCAAAACGACGCCGAGGTTGTGCTGGGGCTTCTTTTCCCAGAACTGAGCAGCTTTCGCCGACTCCGTGAAGTAGCCACCCGGCTTGTTCCACCCCTTCCCCTTCGGACCCTTCTCACCGGGTTCTATCGGGACGAGTGCCAAACCAAATGTGTCGATGTAGAACTGAGCCCAGTCAGCGGTAGGCAATTGATTGTCGTGATCACTCATCTGCGCCGCTCCCGCAACCCCTGGCAACTAACGCAGGTCGCACAACCCTGAATCGTCTGCTGTCGAAGCAACGGGATAGGATCGTCACAATCCTCGCAGAATTGAGCGCTGACGGCGCCCGTCGAGGAGCGCTGACGGCGCTCAAGGGCAACCTGAAGGAAGTAGTCGGCCTGATCATTCGCGATATCGATTACGTCAGCCATTGACGCGCTCCTCCATCGCCTGACGAGCACCGGCCATGATGCCGAGAATTTCGCGGATCACGTCCATGCCGTGTTTTTCCAAGTCCAGGACTTCGCGAAGCTCCCAGACATTGTCGGCAGCGCCATCGTGCATCGCCGCGACGAATTCGCCGGTCTCACTGAGCAATTTACCAACCGCCTTCAAGGCCTCTCGTGTCGCCGGTACCGGCACTGGGCGATACCAAACTGCACCCGCCGGGCGCATCAGCGCATCAAGCAAGCGCGAGTCACCAGTCAGCCTGATCACCTCTTCAAGTTCATCAGGGTTCAGCCAGCGACGCTCTTCGTCGAGTTTGAGTTTCTTTTGAAGGGTGTCGTTGTCCAACACCATGTCGAAGGCAAGAGAGGTGATACCGCCCTTATAGTCACGACCAGCGCGATAGATCGCCTGACGTAGTGGAAGGACCGGACCAGCGTCCGGCAAAAGATCTGTGCGACTCATAACCGTAAATCCCCTGTTTACGGTGTGGCCGTAGAGCCAAACAAACTCTATTCTACGACCACGACCGATGTTCATGTGCTGTGCATCGTTCCAGTCGGCCCGGGGAATCTTATGGTGAGAGGTCCCGGACCGACGCCTACGCAACGAGTTACATGTACCCCGTGTAACTCGTTGCAGCCGGCCTGGCATTTCTTTGGTGAGAGGTTTCAGGCCGGTGCTTCATGTGGCGTTATGGTATGTGCTGCGTATCGTCACTGCTGGGCTGGAGGATCTTTGGTGAGAGGCTCCAGCTCGGCATCCTTTTCAGCCGATTTGGCTGCGAGTTTCTTTTGTTCTTCATACAGCAGCTCAATCGCCTTCCCTATTTCATAGCGAATAGCTGCCCCCTGTGTAGCTCGATAGATTGTGGGCTGAGTTGTACCAACCTTGTCCGCTATAGCACGCTGAGAAAAACCCAACGCAATCAGCTCTTTAAGCATTTCCTGAATAGTCATTGCGCCACCCGATGCGCTATCGAATTGACAGGATAATACCCAAACGAATTAATCATAGCAATACACTTTTGATACGTTTACGAATCGGGAAAGTTAAAGTGATAGGAGCACGTGTCGCACAGCGCATACAGGAACTTGGATGGTCTGAAGCAGAGCTGGGCCGTCGTTCGGGGGTGCCGCAGCCAACTATTCATAGAATTATTGCCGGCACATCGGCCAGTCCTCGTCACTCCAACGTCGAAAGGATCGCCAAGGCACTTGGCGTGACCAGCAACTGGTTATGGCACGGCACAGGCAGCCCTCTAGCCGCAGAAAAACCCACGCATATGGATTCTAATGTTGAGCCAGGTCCACGCATTAGAGGGTTTGTTCCGCTGATTTCATGGGTGCAAGCTGGATCGTGGTGCGAAATACAGGATGTTAGAGAGCTCGAAGATGCAGAGATTTGGCTGCCCTGCGCGGTTTCACATAGCCAGGCCACTTATGCGCTAAGAGTGCGCGGGCTTTCGATGTTCAACCCCCATGAGCGTCGTTCTTTCAGGGAGGGTGACATCATTTTTGTAGACCCCGCAAAAGATTACGAGAATGGATCCTTGGTCATAGCTAAATTGGCTGACAGCCAGACAGCTACTTTTAAGCAACTGGTTATGGAAGGCGATCGGCTGTTCTTGAAGCCACTAAACCCTGCCTGGCCGGATCCAATAATTGAGCTGCCAGATGATGCGACTATCTGCGGCATTGTTATATCCAAGCTAGAAATTTTCTAGGCATCGACGGACCCGCGCGACAAAATACGATTAGGTATTGACCTTAAAAATTCGTTTAAGTATTGTTTGCCTCGTACCCCTCTCACCAAAGAGTACGAGACATGCAAACAGCACAGCTATTGATCGGCCTCGCCGGCCGCGCCAGACCGGGCAAAACCACCGCTGCCAATCACTTGGCAAATACCTACGACCTCGTGACCTACGCGCTTGCTGACCCGCTTCGCGAAGGCCTGATGAACATCTTCAATCTCAGCCCGTGCGACTTCGACGACGAACGCAAAGAGCTGACGATTGATTGGCTTGGCCGCTCGCCACGTGAGCTCATGCAATCGATGGGCACCGACTGGGGCCGCCACCAAGTACATCCAGAGCTCTGGCTGTTGCTGGCTGAAAAGAACCTTGAGTTCCTGGGCCAGACCAACGACAACGCCCGCGGATTCGTGATCAGCGACCTTCGCTTCGAAAATGAAGCCGACTTCGTGCGCAAGCGTGGCGGCATGGTCATTCACCTGCTCCGGCCAGACGCCGCCGAGGTCAACCCGCATATCAGCGAGACCGGTATCGGCATCCAGGACAACGATCTGGTCCTGCACAACGACGGTGTTATAGAAGAACTGTTCGGCCAACTGGACGAGATCTTCGAAGCGCTGGTCGCCCGCGCCAATCGCTTCGCAGCCTGAGGTCGGACGCAATGAACCGCACCCTGGACGAAACGGCCGCCTTGCTCGGCCTCAAGCCCCGCGCCTTCCGCACCAGGCTGCGGGAGCTTGGCATTTTGAACAGCAGCGGCGACCTCGCCAGCCAGCATCGTGACCAAGGCCGTCTGTACTCAGATCCCCGCGTCCGCTGGAACCCCACGATCGGCAAACCGGTTCACTACGCCGTAGTGATGGTGAAAGAAGCCGGGGTGGATTGGCTGGCCAAGAAGCTGGGCATCACCATTACGAACAAGGACGCCGCCGCATGAAAACCAATTACTTCAATGCTTACACGCAAGCCCTCGGCGCCCTGCGGCTAATTCCAATCTATCTGGATAGCCCGGGTGTGGTCAGCCGCGCCACGCTAATAGGCTCAGCAAGCGAAGCCATTGACCTGCTGGAAAGCATGCCTTGCCGCACAGTGGAACTGGCCGAAGTCTTTCGCTGCGTCAACGACGTGATTCAGGAAGGCCAAGTGGCCTATGTCACCCCCACCAACTCGCCCGAGTTCCCCTTCGGCGCTGTGGTCGCTGACGAAAAAGGCCAGATCTGCGCCGCCGCAAAGGGCAAAAGCAAAGAAGGCCTGGCCGAAATGATCCGCCTCAAGTTGCTGCCCCCAAGGGAGGGGTTCGGGGAGGAAGTGGCGTGAGCAAAACCCTGGACCATCTACGCGAAGAGTTTGCGACACCGTGTCCCACCCTGGCAGAAGTCCGTGAGCGTTACTTCTCTCACATTTCAAATGACCGCTACCTACTACGCAAGATCAATGCAGGCCAGATTGCCCTGAAGGTTACTCGCCTGGGAGGCCGGCAAGGCCGACCGGGAGTCTACCTCCACGACCTAGCCGCCTATTTAGATGCTCAAGCAGCTCACGCGGCAGCTTGAT